TTTTTTAATTAAATTAAAATTAGTTAATCCGACATTTCCGGTTTCTTCATACACAATAACTGTATATTTTTCACTGCACGGTGGTCTGGGTAATGAACCATCATACATAAAAAATGAATCATTTACAGGTAATAAATTATGTATACCCCAATTTTTACTAACAGGAACATCAACAAATTTGTCAGATGTAAATCCAGGTATTTTATTAATAAATTCATTAATAAATACTTCATCTTTTCCATATTCTTTGTCACTCTTATTTAAGAGTTTACAGAGTAATACACCTCTTGCACCTGATGATAAGTTTCCCATTTCTGGAGATACACCAGAGTCACATTGTATCATAATTTCCATATCAAATTGTTGACCATCAATACGATGCATACTTGGGCAGAAAATACGAACAGCCGCTACTTCATGATTTGCACCATTAAACATAACAGAAGAGATTTTTGTTGCTTTTCCATTTTCATCTTTTTTGGGTTTATAGTCCATAATAATTTCATTATGCTTATTAAAATTAACACGACATTCACCTGGATGAAAGATAGGACGTAATTCGCACATGACCGAACATTGTTTAATATTATCAGCTTGTGTATCAATATTAATGGGGCTCTGTTCTGTTCCTATACAATCTGGTGCAATTTGGTTCCATCTAAAATCTTGAGTATATGTCCAATTCAAATCATCTGTTTTATAACTTGTCATATTCTTATAATATGAAGACAAAAAAAGGTAGAAAAAATAATGAAATTATAATTAATTTAATCGGATATTTTTGAGTAATCCAATTTTTCTTTTACTTACAACGTGTTGCACATATGTAGGAATTTCTTTCATTTCTCTAGTTTGTGAATTTATTATAATACGTGTTGCTACTTTATCACCGTCAATACCCATAATTCCGAAAATAAAATTATTTTTAGCGTTTCCATTATTTCCTAAGAATTGTATTTTTGTTAAGGGTATTTTACCAAGTGACGCTAATTTAATTTGTATAGCTTTAATTTTTTCAGAGAATGTATAATTAGATGTATTTGTGTCTATACGTTCATATTCTACACTAATAAAAGCAGTTGGTTTTTCCATTTTACGTAAAAGAGTGTTTGGTTCCAAAATAGAGAGTGGTTCTAGTTGAACACAATCGAGTGTTGAGTGTATATTTACATGCAATCTATGAGTAGGATCTTTCCAAAAAGATATGGCTTTATCAGAATCAACTGGTTCATTATTCCATAATAAACTTAAAATTTTACTACAATTACGATCAATTGTTTTTACCATATCTAAGGGTATACATCCTATAATTGAAGTTGTTTTTGGTTCATTTTTACCTTCTGTAATAATGCATCCAACGGAATCATAACCTTTTTGTGAAACAGGTTTCCAAATCGTCATTACTCTATTAGTATTTTCTTTTTCGTTTTCGTTTTCTTTTTCGGCATTTTCTTCATCGCCTTTTTCTTCCTTTTCATTATCTATATCTACAGTATTTTCATATGTGTATTTTTCAACTGACACACTAGCCACTTTCTTAAAATTAAGAGGTGGTGTAATTTGTTTATATTTAACAACAGGAGTTTCTATAGTTCCATTTGGATTTTGATATCCATCTAATACAATATCTCCTAGAGATACATATCCATCTTTTGTAATAGGTCTCCATAAACTTACAGTACGTTTAGTCATTTCATTTTTAACTACACCAATTGGTTTATAGTCTTTCGTCATTTCTAGTTCAAAATCGCATTCTGTTTTAATTTTTTGAGGTAATAATCTACGTATGCTACCTCTAGGACGTTTATCTTCTCCTAAATTTAATAAATTTAATCCAATAAAAAACGGACTATCCTTAATTTTCCATAATTGAACGTCTCTGTTTTTAAATAAAGCGTGTTCTAATACAATATCATCGGTGTTTTCTTTACGAACGCAACGAAATTTATGAATAGAAGGTGTATCTTTACTAAAAATCATACCTATTGGTGAAAAACCTTTTTTGCAATAAGGTGCCCAAACAGCCATAGTATCCGTTATTTTACAAATGGGTAAAAATCCATCTGGTTTTGAATCTTCGTCATTTGGAGCTGCTTTTACTAAATAACTAGGAAAAAGTGGTGGTTTTGTTCCTTTATGTATAACGTGTGCCATAGGATAATATGAATTTATTGGTTCAGGTTCCCATACAGAAAATATGCCGTCTGGATGTGAAAATACTTTCACATATGTTGTTGTTTTTTTAATATATACACCATCTTGTTTTTGCGATGTATTTGAAAAACTTTCGCGATTTTTACAATTACAATAATGACGAAATAATACTACAACTACGAGTGTAATCATAGCAGAAATAACAACATACATTAAATATTCTTTCCTTGATAGTTTCATACTTATTATAGAATGATAAAAGAAAATACAAAAATATTTGATTTTAGATTTAGATTATTACACGAGTCCATAGGATGCCGTCGTTGCTACACCACACATATTATCAATATCAGCTGAAAAATAAATATACCCATCCATACCCCATACAGTATTCCAACTGTTTTTAATAATAATATATTTTTGACCATTTGCAGAAACACCATACCCAACAGCTACAAGAGCATGATCAAGACTAGTATTACTACATGCTGTTGATTTAAATATACCTGAACTGTACATTTGAAAATCATATTCAGCATCAAGAGCAACAGATATAGGTCCAACAGTTGCAATAGCGTGATATAAATCTGCCATACTACCCGATGTAATGTTTACAGTCTTAGATAGAGTAGCGCCGACAGAATTGTTGGTATAAGAACAATTACCACCCATACCACTTGTTCCAGCTGTATAGGGATATGAATGTTCTGTATCAATACCAGAATTGTTAATTACATATCTCATTCCTGCTTCAGGCCAACCACCTCCACAACCATAATTACCAAATGAACTAGAGCAATCTACTACGTTTTCTTCACTTAATGATACAAGTGCTTTATTAACTTTAGCGTGCTGACCTTCAATAACACCGACTGCACTAAATGCCCAGCAACTACCACATTGTCCTTGATCTTTTACATCTGTTACATATCCCATTGATCTCCAATCCATACTTGTAGGAATACTACTTAATTCTCTCATATCATATTGATGTGTGTTAGGACCCCGATTATGTAATTCTCCATTAATCGGATTCATTAACAATTTAGAAGAGAACTCTTTATGTGTCATATCTGTAAATTGATTCATACCCATATTATACGTGCGATTTTCCTGACTATTATGTCTATCCGCATATTCCATATTTTTACAGAATACACCGTATCTATATTCGTAATCATGTGTTGAATACGTTTTATTAAATTTTTTCATAAAATATTCAAATTGCGTGCGTCTATCAACATTACCAAATCCAGGCATTCCACTAGACAGTATGCCATACATTCCGTGCGATACAGTCGCCAAAAAAAATAGTAACAAAAAAGATTTCATAGTTGAAGGGATAGGATATATTATGCGCGATAATAGAATTTATAAGGGATACTTGTTTAAATAGTTATACAAATTGTTTTTATTATTTTAATTATTTTTAATATTTTTTAAATATTTTGAAAGGTGAACGATTTCTCGTTTTGTTAGATTATACAAACAAGGTAAATAAAATATATTGTCTAAAAATGTTTTTACTTCTATGTTTGCATGATCAAATGTCTTATAGGTAGGATTGTTTATAATACATATATTGTGTCTATCAAAATAATCAATACATCGTTGTTGATATTTTTCATCAATATATACTGCATTATAGGGCAAACAAGATATATGAGAATTAGTATTTATAAAATCTTTATTCCACGGAAATAAAACAGCAACTTCTTTATCTGTGAATTGCGATATGAATAACTTATTATTTTTTATAAATAATTTTTCTGTATCTTGTTGAGTATTATAGATAGATTTATTTGTATCTATCATTAACTTAGTCGGTTCTTTCATATAATTACTATGTTCAAAACCGGGTTTATTCTTTCTAATTTGTTGTATAATGTCACTTAATTTATAACCTCTTACATATAAAAATAATTTTACCATGTTTTGAATACATCTTACATTGTAGAGTAAGTAAAGTAACGTACAATCAAATGTTTTTTTAAATACTTCCCTTTTTGTAGGTATTGATAATTCTTGTATTGACTGTAGCATATGCTCTTTAATATAAAAACGATCATCATCATTATTTTTAATATGAACGTATCCTCCAAATAAACTACTGGGTCTTTTATCCATACCACAAGAATGAAAAAGTAAATCCGCACTGTTATTAAATTCATGTTCATATTCTCCAGCTAAAATTACATCTTCAACAAGAATTGCTCCTTTTATATTTTGTTTAATATCTGTTATATCAAGATATTTTCCCCATAAATGTGTGATAACTATAATATCATAATCAATATCCTTTTTCTCTTCTGGAATTGTAATTTTTTCATAATTTTCATCTATATCAAAAATATGAATGTTCTCTTTTGCAAAGTTTTGTTCAAGTATATCCCTAAAAGAGGTATGATGTATAGGTGAAACGCCTATATTCATAGTTCTATTCGTGTAATTGATATCATTTTTCATATTTTGTATAAAAGTATTGAATAATTGTCTACAACAATATCCGTAAACCGTATCATAGTCATTATTATAGGTTGATTCTAAATTTTGTATAGATGGTTTTTGAAAGGTATCAAATAAACTACAATAGTATTGATATAAGCATTTTATAGTAACTTGATTTGATCCAGGAACACCAAATACACCAAAAAAAGATAAATAGTCCAATATAAAATATATTGTTATGAATGATAGAATAAAATATATCATGATTATTAGTTAATAGGTTGCTTTCTTTAACAAGGTTTAAAATAAATTAATTGTTTTTAAATAAAGATGTTAACCTACTACTGTATAGTTTAATCTTATACATATGGAATATATTGTGGTTTATCTAATTTGTAAATGGTTGCCTTAAAAGTTCCGTTGTATTGTGGTAAATCAACAGAATCACCATCATATAGTTCTTTACACCCTAAATCATCCGTACAGTTTTTACCATTGAGTGTAAGAGGTATTTTTATTTGATGATTTGAATCACTTGCGGTATAATAATTCCATTGGTTAGAGTTTCCATAGGTACGTTTTCCAAAAAGTGGTAAAATTGGATTATCTGTATTATTTCCAGGCGCTTTATCACTATCTTGTATATCTTCTTTATGTAATATACCTATTTGTTGGTAATCACCGCCATCACCTTGTGTTGATATGTTAATTGGCATTACTCTCATATCTGGTTGAGGAACAACAACTTTACCAGAAGGTTGTGTATACATATTTCTAGCAAGTGGTGGTTCTAATACATTTTCATAACGTCTTTTATCCATATCAATAACCATAGGCGGTTGTTCCATTTTTACACTTTCTGATTCTGGTTGTGTATGTAAAGAGGTTTCTAATTCATACAGTCTCTTTTGAAGTGCATACGTACTTTCTCTATTCAAAATATATAAAACAAGAAGACTAATAATACTAAGACCAATAAAGGTATCTAAACGAATTACAGAAGGTAACATTTCTCTCTATAGTAATTAGAAAGAGTATTTTTTAAAAAATATGTAATTAGGATTATGAACTAACATACATCATTTATTTACGATAATTTTGAAATATCGAGAGTTTTAAATTCATCATAGGAAAGACCCGACATCATTTTTAACATAGGTAATCGTTTTACAATTGTATCTTTATTTTCATTAATTTTATATACACGCTTTGTTTTATCGTCTAATTCAGGATATTTTTTTAAAACACGGTGTAATATATTTCCTTGAATAATGTAATTATCTTTTGAAATAAAAAAGGGGTATTCTTCTAATGAACTATATCCAGATTCTAATTCTTGTTTTAAAGATAGAACGTCCTTTTCGGATACTGTAATTGTTTTAGTCATATCATCTAATTCAACGTCTACTTTTTTCATTTTATAAGAAGGCATCTTATCAAGCAAAATATTGCTTAAACGGACAATTTTTTTATTATTTTGAAAATTTTCTAATAAATGAAAGTTTCTTAAAATTCCTAAACACAATGATAATACTAATGTAAATATTAATCCATTTATTTTATTCACAAAAAAAGGATATGATAACACAAATACACTAAGAAATATAACAAGATTCATTAAATTTTTATGAAGCAAATTAAAACTAAAATAAACAATCCCAATGGTTACTATACCATGTTTTACAAGTAAAGTCTGGTTTAGCATACTGAGGTTCGAAATATAGTATTAAGGGAGAAAATCCTTTCCAAAAAAGAAGAGAACACCGCTTACAGCACCTACTAATACTATAAACAAGTTGTCCTTGTGGCGTAAAAAAAGACCACGATTTGGGATAAATGAGAATAAAAGTGTGCGAATTGTAGGATGAACTAATACCATCGTGATAACGCCGACTAAAATACTGGTATGGTATTTACTTGGTAAAAAACTAAGAATACGTTTATCTTCTGGTTCAACAGATGAAGGCATTACATTTGGATTTGCTGCATTTTGTTGCACTTGGTTATGACCTTCATTTGTAACTGGATTCATAGGTGGCAATTCCATCATAGGTTGGTTCATTGTATTATTATGTTGTGTGTTAGGACTGTTTTTCTCTATTTCTTGTAAAATATCCTGAACAAGGTTTGAATCTTCACGCAATTGATTAAGAGGTGTTGATTTTGGCATTATTTTGTTATAAACAAAACATAGATAAAAATAAAATATAAAGAACGAATTAACTTTCATTCGTTTCACAAACACAAATACACTTTCTTTCTCTATAAATTAAGAAAAAAAGATATGCAATAACTAATCCAAGTAAAAACGAAAATAGTTTATTATAATTGTAATCTAATTGTTCCATTTTATTATTATACTAGATTATTATGCTAGATTTTTAATACATCTTCCTCCTTCGTTACATAATGTATCTTTTGTATTGGCGCAAACAACATCCGGTCTATCTGCAATTAAATAAAGTATAAATAATCCAGTTGATAATCCGCATAAAAAAGTTGCGTGATCCATATTTATTGTATGTTTAGATATTATTCTTGTTCATCTTCTGTGATATATATGTCTTCTTCATAATATAAATGCGAATCAATAGAAGCATAAAAATCTTCTATATCTATTTGTGAAACTTTTAGAATACTCGTTTCTTTAGGGCAGAATACAGGAACACTGATGAAATCATCCACCGAATATTTTTTCCAATCTTCCGGTATATAATCTTCATATTGATACATATTAAATAATTCTTTACCATATTCACAGTCTAAAATAATATCACATGCACGACTAAATTGTTTTTTATCATTATCACTATCTTGTATTTCACTATTAGTTTCAAAATCTATATGCGTTTTGTTTGTATGAAATTTTAAATTATAAATATGCTTCATTTTTTCACTACAGATGGAATGCATTGGTTTTCTTGAAGAATTCGGGCGTAATGAAATAACTTCGTCCATTTTGAAATAACACACGAGATTTATTGATGTTTTTTTTTGATATAGTAATACCTCTAGTATCTGCTTTAAATAAAAAAAAAATTACTGTGTTTCGTTCCTTTAAAGTGTCTTTATAACATTAACATTTACAGGCATCTCTCTTAAATTATAAATATCGCCATCTAATTGTTGTTTAGATTCATGTA